AATCAACTGCGTTTTAATATTGATTATGCTAATTCAAATGCTTTTGCATATGTAAACCAAGCGCAACTTTTAACTGGTACAGATACTTGGTTTCATTATGCTGGTTATTTTGATGGTAGTCAAGCAGTTAGTACAGATAGAGTAAAAGTTTACATAAACGGAACTCCAGCAACCTTAACATTTAGTGGTACTCCACCAACTTCATTTGGTACAATACCAGCAACTGCTGATGCTCAAATAGGAGGTCAAGTTTTTAGTTTCAACGGATTTCACCCTACTGGAAGCGCAAGTAATATACAATTATGGGATACTAATATTTCGCCTTCAGAAATAACAACTCTTTATAACAACGGTACTCCATTATTAACAGGCACACAACCACAAGCTTCTAACCTAAAAGCTTGGTGGAAAATGAATGTTGATACTAGTAATTGGAATGGAAGTGATTGGGTTATAGGAGATTCTGCAACTAGTTATACTACCGCTTTTAATTTTGATAATATTCTAACTACTCCAGCTCCATCATTTGATAGTTCTTTTAATCCAGACGGGTATACAAAGTTAACATTTTCAATTTGGGCTTATGCTGAAAATTATTATGATAGAGGTACATTTTTTGCAACTTTTGAAGATACAGTTAATAAATATTCAGATTCTAACTTTAGAATAAGCCCAAGTAGAAATAGATTTAATATATCTATTAATGGAGATGCTATTTGTGCTCTTAACATTGGAAGCGCTTTTCAAAGTATCACCCCAAATGATGTTTGGAATTGCATAACTCTTGTATATGATGGAACATTTACAGATGCAGATACTGCTACTCAAAATGCAGGTAGGCTAAAATTTTACACAAATGGAGTTTATAAAGCATTTGACACTTTTACTAATAATGTACCAAGTTCTATTGTGTCTGATAGTTTAGGATCACGCGTAGGAGCTTCTAACCCAACACTCTCTAATGGTTCATCAAGAAGTCCATTTTTTGGTAAATTAAGTAATCTTCAAATATGGGATACTAATCTTTCGGCTTCAGACGCATTAGCTCTTTACAATAATGGATCACCAATTTCAGGAACACAACCTGAAGCTGCTAGTATTAAAGCATGGTGGAAAATGGATACTGATACTAGTAATTGGAATGGGAGCACTTGGAGCGTTACAGATTCAAGTGGTGAAGGTAATACTGCAACTAGTTTAGGCATGTCTGAATCAAATTTAATTAACTCTTCTGTATCTGCATTAAACGGAATTAGCGATGGCATGACTACAGCAAATTTAGTTAACTCTGATTTAACTCGTAGTATTCCGTATAGTAGTTATAGTATGGAGTTTAACGGTACAGATGAATTTGCAGAAACAGGTAGTACTGTAGATGCTACAGGAGATAAAAGTTTTTCATTTTGGTTAAAAAGAAATTCAATGACTATATGGCTATTGGCTTGTTTGGTGGTTCTGCAGCTGCTGGAGCTTTATTAAATGCAGTTACCGACAATGCTGGAAGTACTGTTAAAACAAGTAGTTCAGCAATAGCTACAGATGTTTGGTATCATTTTGTAGTAATTAAAAGCGCAACCGCAATTACAGCAATGTATATTAATGGGGTTTCTGAAACTTTAGCCGCTGGTGGTTTTTATTATTCAACTGCTACCGCTCCTCAAAGTTATCTAGTGCGAGCAGATTTTAGTGGTTCTAATTTTTATGCAGAAATAAACTTATCAAATGTTGCGGTATTTGACGGGGTTTTAACTCAAGATCAAGTATTAACAATTTATAATGGCGGCGTTCCAAATGATATTTCTAGTTTATCTCCAACGGCTTGGTGGAGTTTGGCAGGTGATAGCTACTACGATGGTACTAATTTTATATTACCAGATATTAGCGCTAATAGCAATAATGCGACTACAGATAATATGGGTGGAACTGAATTAGTAGGTGACGGCCCAGGTTCTACAGCGAATGGAATAGCTACAAGTATGGATATTCCTGCAAACTTAAAAGGTAACGCACCTAACTCGTCTAAAAATGCTTTTTCAATAAATATGAACCCAGCAGATAGAGTTGAAGACGTACCAGCGTAAAAAAGAAATTAAACAAGTAAATATATAAATAACAAGTAATTAACAAATAACAATTAAACAATGGCAACAACTTATGCAGTAATAAATTTGTCTGATACAAACGCTGTTTTGTTCAGTCAAGTAAATCAGTCTTCGGCTCAAACAATGAGAAGAAACTTAGCTAATACTCAAGGTTTACTGTCTTATCAAGTTGAACCTAGTTTTATCACTAATGGTTCTTTAGTACCTGTTGAGACATTGAACCACGAGGAAGCGCTAGCACTGATGGCTACTCCAGCTTGGTCGGATCCAACTCCACCAGTTGAGTAAATTAAACAAAAATTAAATTAAATTAAATGAAGATTAAAGAAGAACAATTAAAGAAGATACAAGAACAACAAGCAGCAGTTAATAAAATATTAAATGAAGTAGGTTACTTAGAAGCTAATAAACATGGGTTACTTCATGAATTAGCAGGAGTAAACGAAGGCGAACTTGAAAAAGAGTATGGCGCAGTAAACATTAATTTAGAAGATGGCACATACACTGAGATTAAGGAAGAAGAACTAGCTGATGTCTAATATTATTCGTAAAATAAGTATTGGAACAGATTATAAAAATGAAGCTATGCATTATGCTGTAGGCCAATCGGTCTACGGCGGGCATAGTATTTCTAATATACTGTTTGAAGAAAAAGATAATTCTTACAATATATTTATAACTAAAGAAGACGAAGTATTGCCTTGGAAAAAGTTTAACTCTAATATGGCGATATCAGTTGAGTATGATCTTCAGTACTAATGGAAAGCTTATACAGATTTATCGTACAACCTAAAGGTGAGCGTTACGATAATGAAAAAAAAGTAGGTGACAAAAGCCTTGTAACTAATACTAGAATAGAAACATTTCAAAGTGTTAGTAAAAAAGCAATTGTTATAGCTGTTCCAAAAGCGTACAAGACAGAGATTAAAGTAGGTGATGAAGTAATAATTCACCATAACGTATTTCGTAGATTCTACGACATGAAAGGTAGAGAGAAGAACTCTGCATCATTTTTTAAAGATGATTTATTCTTTTGTGATATAGAACAAATATACCTTTATAACCGAAACGATAATTGGATATGCAACTTAAACTATTGCTTTGTACATCCAGTTGCTTCTATAGATCAGTTTAGCACGCTTAAAGAAGTTCCACTTCTTGGTATAATAAAATATAGCAATAAGTCCTTAGAAGCGCTAGGAATCACTCCTGGAACCTTAATAACGTTTACACCCAACTCTGAGTTTGAGTTTGTAGTCGGTGATGAACGTTTGTATTGTATGAAATCAAATGATATAGCCTTAACACATGACGATAAAGGAGACAAAGTTAAATATAATCCAAGCTGGGCACAGAGCAGTTGAAGAGTTAATTAAGATAGCTAGAGAACCTATTGTAGACTCAGAAGATGATATATCAGCAGATAGATTAAAGAACGCGGCAGCGACAAAGAAATTAGCTATTTTCGATGCATTTGAAATATTAACTCGTATCGAGAATGAAAAGGAAATGTTAGAGGATAAACCTAAAGAAACAAAGAAAGAAGAAAAAGTTTTTAAAGGTTTTGCAGAAGGGAGAAGTAAGTGATGTACGAGCAAACATTATATAAAGTATTAAAAGATTATATCAACCCTAAGATACTTAAAAAAAACAATAGGTATAAAAAGTGGGAGTATGGGTATAACAAAGAATATGATTTAGTTATAATTAGTAGAGACGGAACTATTGGAGACATCTACGAAATACAAGATCTCAAGATTGCTATACCAGCAGTCTCTGAATGCTTTAAACGAAGCGAAGATAAAAAGGAACAATACTGGGAAAGACAAGAGTACCCAAAAGAACTAGCTAAAATAAAAAGTGTCTTTGACTGGGAAGAGTATCCTACAGATTTTAAAGAAAAATGGTATGACTATATCGATAAAGAATTTGAACGTCGTGAGAAAGGTTACTTTTATTATAACAAGGGTGTTCCTAATTATATCACTGGGACTCACTACATGTATTTGCAATGGTCAAAAATCGACGTGGGTGCTGCCGACTACAGGGAATCGAATAAGTTATTTTTCTACTTCTGGGAAGCATGTAAAGCTGATAGCAGATGTTATGGGATGTGCTATCTTAAAAACAGACGATCTGGGTTTTCGTTCATGGCTTCAGCAGAGCTCGTTAACGCCGCCACAATGTCGTCAGATTCAAGATTTGGGATCTTATCAAAAACTGGGTCTGATGCCAAGAAGATGTTTACGGATAAAGTCGTACCCATATCTCTTAACTATCCGTTTTTCTTCAAGCCGATCCAAGATGGTATGGATCGTCCTAAAACAGAGCTCGCCTACAGGGTACCAGCTTCTAAACTAACTAGAAGAAAACTTGATGATAATGTTAAGTTATCAGATATAGTAGGTCTTGATACAACTATTGACTGGAAAAACACAGGTGACAACTCTTATGATGGTGAAAAGCTAAAGATACTAGCTCATGATGAAAGTGGCAAATGGGAGCGACCTGATAATATATTAAACAACTGGAGAGTTACAAAAACTACATTAAGACTAGGTAGTAAAGTTATTGGTAAGTGTATGATGGGATCAACATCAAACGCTTTAGATAAAGGTGGAAACAATTTTAAGAAATTATATTATGATTCAAGCGTTACGAGAAGAAATAAGAATGGTCAAACAAGCTCGGGACTCTATAGTTTATTCATCCCTATGGAATGGTCCTACGAAGGATACATTGATACTTATGGACTACCTGTCTTCAATACGCCAAAAACTGAAGTCACTGGAATCGATGGAGAAGCAATTGACATCGGAGTTATCGAACACTGGGAAAACGAAGTTGAAGGACTCAAACAAGACCAAGACGGATTAAACGAATTTTACAGGCAGTTTCCACGTACTGAGAAACATGCTTTCAGAGATGAAACAAAACAATCTTTATTTAACCTAGTAAAGATATACGAACAAGTTGATTACAATGAAGAAGTAAGTAATACGGCTGCTGTTACAAAAGGAAGTTTCCAATGGCGAAATGGAGTTAAAGATACTCAAGTTATATTTTACCCTAACAAAGACGGTAGGTTTTTAATATCTTGGGTTCCACCTAAAAATCTTCAAAATAGTGTAATCATAAAGAATGGTAAGAAGTATCCTGGTAATGAACACGTTGGAGCTTTTGGTTGTGATAGCTATGACATATCAGGTACGGTTGATGGTAAAGGTTCTAATGGAGCGTTACACGGTCTTACTAAATTTAGTATGGAAGATGTTCCGCCTAATCATTTCTTTTTAGAATATATATCAAGACCACAAACCGCAGAAACATTTTTTGAAGATGTATTAATGGCTTGTATATTCTATGGTATGCCAATATTGGCAGAAAATAACAAACCAAGATTATTATATTATTTTAAACGTAGAGGTTATAGAGGTTTCAGTATAAACCGCCCTGATAAAGTTTGGAATAAATTATCAACTACAGAGAAAGAAATAGGTGGAATACCTAACTCTAGTGAAGACATTAAACAAGCACATGCAGCAGCAATAGAAACTTATATAGAAGATCATGTAGGTTTTAATGGAGAAACATACGGTGATATGTATTTCCAAAACACATTAGAAGACTGGGCTAAATTTAATATTAATAATAGAACTAAGCATGATGCTTCTATTAGCTCTGGTTTAGCAATTATGGCTTGCAATAAGAATAAGTATAGACCAATACCCCATGTTATTAAAAATCAAGTTAAACTTGGATTTAAAAAATATGATAATAACGGATCAACATCAAAAATAATACAATAAATGCAAATTTACACTAATATGAATAGCACTTTTCCAGATCAGATCGTATCTGATGCTGAGAAAGCTTCATGGGATTATGGTTTAGCCGTTGGTAGAGCTATTGAAGGTGAGTGGTTTAATAACTACAGAGGTGGTGGCTATAGATTTATGACCAACTACAATACCTTTCATAATAGAAGATTATATGCTAGAGGAGAACAATCTATACAAAAATATAAAGATGAATTATCTATAAACGGTGATTTATCTTACTTAAACTTAGACTGGAAACCTGTACCTATTATACCTAAGTTTGTTGACATTGTAGTAAACGGTATATCACAAAGAAGTTACGAAGTTAAAACATTTGCTCAAGATCCGGAGTCAATGAGAAAAAGAACTCAGTA